GCTCAACATCTGTCGTCATAAAGATGTATCTTGCAAAGGCCATGTTCTGCAAATTGTCTGTGTTTCCCAAGCCTAGGAGGTCCTGTGGTAGGAACAGCCTGGCGATGTTATCTCCCTTCAGATCGGAAGAAGACCACTCGATCTCCCCACGATACATCTCACTTTCAAGCCCATATTCAATCCCTTCATTGCGTGCATTTACAGCTTTGTTAGCGAGCGCGTCAAAAGCTAAGAGCAGAGGCTTGGACACTGCCACTTCTTGCGTCGTGGCAGTTACCAACCCAGGATCATTCTGGGCATGAAAGAGGTAACTCACCTGTGGATTTACCGCTTGAGTGACAAAACCGTGGAAGAAATCTCCTGAAGTTCTGCTCGCAACAACCTTGGCTAATGAGACCGGGTTGCGGCGAACAATACTGAACTCCAGTCCTTGTTCTTCAATTCCTTTCTTTATCTCGTCGAAGAGTTGGTAGTAGAAAGTTGGTCCCCAAACACTTGCGTACTCAAGGACGGTTTCAATTGTTGGCACATCATATTCAAATCCTTTCTTGCACCATTGCAGAGTCTGGAAGAGAGTACTTTTCTTAGAAGCCCCGCACCATAGTCCATCTATGATAACGGGGTGTGCTCCTAGGTACGTAATCTCTGAAAATTGCTTGGCGTGGTCCTCCAGTTCAGCTCCCTTAATGGAGGAAGTGTACTGTTGGTCAAGATGTTCGGCAAAAAGATCGCCTAGTTTCTTTGGGGTCCAATCAACTTTCGGGGTGACTGCAATAATGTGGTCATCACCAAGCGCGCACATTCTTATTTCATCTTCGAAGCGTAGTCCCGGATGTGTCTTAGAGAAGAGGTACCGTACATAGCCTTCGTTAACTAGGCAGTTAAGGATTGTGGTCCAAAAACAGCCAGAAGCCTGATTGCACTTAGTCCAATAATGAAACTGTGAAACCTGCATAGGAGTCTTAGTCTCATGATCGACCATGAACTTGTGTTGATTTTTCGTTACGCCATATTCTGAAGCAATACTGCCAATGACCTTGTAGGCCTGTTCCTGAAACTGAGGTATCATACGATAGTCCCACTCACAAATGTCGCCATCTATGAATTTTATATCGCGTGAGTTCATGTCTGTTAGTTGATCATACAGACGGTTCATGGAATGGGAATACTGGTTCACTCCAATAGACGCAACTATGCCTGGTGTATTTTGCATGGCAATGATAAAGGGGCCATACAGCATTCGGAAAGCCACAAGACAGATCAGATCGTTTGAATAGATCATCCTCGTCCGGACGTCCTGGATCTTGGAGGGGCTCACCAGCTCATCCTTCAAGTACCCAATGAAAACATGGTCAATCGTGGAGGGGTCACCGTTGTACCGGGACATCTCTTGTATTTTCTTCTCCACTAGCTTCTCAAACTCAGGATCGTAATGAAACTTTCCCTCCTCATCAAACCAGATATATTCCTGCTTTCCTTTCCCTTTTGTCGTCTTTATAAGGGGATATCCAGCACTTGTCTTAACCTTCAGGCTTGATAGTAGACCTGGAACTCCTTCGCACGC